GTATTAAAGAAAATTTATCTGAAGTTAAATTGCGAGAGCGTGAATGGGATGATTGGTCTGTAACTGGATATATCGTAACCCGTAAATATGCTAAACAATTAATTGACACTTATTTCAAAGAAGATAACACAATTCATTTATATACAAATGAAGGAACTACTTATCCATGTATTGAAAATGTCATTTACACTTTAGGTAAAGTATATTGCATTCCATTACTAGCAGAAAACATCAATTTCAATTCTACCTTTTATGGAAAAACTATAAATGAACCTCATAAACCATATCACTTGAATTCAGCAAACTTCGTAATGGATTGGTGGAAACAAAATGGTAAACAAACTAATATTAAAGAGTTATGCAAAATTTATTAAACAATATCATACAGGATCCTAAAAGCGAAATATACAATTTCAATTTAGGTTGGTATTATGAACAACAAGGCCATACTGCGTCAGCATTATCATTTTATTTAAAAGCAGCTGAATATGGAGTAAACCGAGATATAGTATACGAGTCTTTAATTCGAATGTCTAAGTGTCTATCTAAACAAGGAAGAAGACCAGCAACTGAAAAATCGCTAATACATAATGCTATCTCATATGAACCAACTCGACCAGAAGCTTATCTTATATACAGTCAATATGCTGAGTATCATAAAGATTGGCACGGGGCTTATACAATGTCTAATATTGGATTGCAATTTATTAACAATGCTAAACCTACTATTACTGACATTGGATATTTAGGAGAGTATGTATTGATATTTCAAAAAGCACTTTCTGGATTTCAAAAAGGATTAAGTAGAGAATCTAGATTGTTATTTTATAAATTAATTGATGATTATTCAAATGTTATGAATGAGTTTTATACAGCAGTAACATCTAATAATATTATTAATATTGGAGCAATGCTAACCTTCAATAACAAATATACAGAGTCTAAATATTTCGATTTACGTTTTAAGTTTACAGAGGCTGATAAAATTAAAACTAACTATGCACAAACTTATCAAGATATGTTTACATTGTCAATGCACAATGGAAAGCGAAATGGGACTTATTTAGAAATAGGATCAAATGATCCATTTTTCAATAGCAATACAGCTTTATTAGAAACACAATTTGATTGGACCGGAGTATCAATTGATATTAAACAACCAGAAGTTGATAAATTCAATGCTCAAAGAAAAAACCAAGCAATAGCAGTAGATGCTACTCAAATTAATTATACAGATTTAATTGCTAAACATTTTACTTCAATTGACGACAAATATGAAATTGATTATTTACAAATAGATTGTGAGCCTGCAGAAACTACATATAAAATTTTAACAATGATTCCATTTGAAACTTGCAAATTCGGAGTTATAACATACGAGCATGATCATAGATGTGATGTTAGCAGAACATGTAGAGAAAAATCTAGAAAGTTTTTAACTGCTAAAGGATACAAGCTAATAGTAAATGATATTGCGCCTGACGATGCACATTCATATGAAGATTGGTGGGTTCATCCAGATTTAATTGATACATCTATTATTTCAAAAATGGAATGTGTAAATGATCAAATTAAAAATGCAGAAAAATACATGTTAAATAAATTATAGTCATTAATAAACGCTATTTTAATCAAAAGGTACAGTCGACAAACTTTTATCCTATAAGAGTACTTGACTTTAAAGATCGGCTGCACAATCAAGTAATACAAGGATGTACGTATAGTTTAAATTGTAAATACAATGCAATCTAATAACAATAAACTAAAAACAAATATTCATTTGTTAATCAATTAGTTTCAAAAGAACAGCCCATAATTATTAATGTACATTTTAAGTAATGTAAAATTTAATAAATTAATATAATAATATAAATAAATTAGTTATGTCAGAAATCAAATTAACAGAACAAGAACTAAAACAAGTTCAAGAGCTTCGTACAAAATACGCAACAATCACTGCTCAATTAGGTCAGCTTAAAGTAGAGCAAATCATCGTTAACGAGCAAACCAATCGCTTAAGCGAGTTAGAATTGGAATTTACTAAAGAATATTTGTCTATTCAAACTGAAGAAGAAAAGCTAGCTGCAGACATTACTACTAAGTATGGTGAAGGCGAAATTGATGTAGAAACAGGAGTAATTACTATACTCTAATCTTCTGTTTGACCAAAACAAACCATATTTATTAGTAGATAAATAATCTTTTAACAACCAAATCTTAAACATAAAAACACAATGGCAGAAAAAATCGTTAGCCCCGGTGTCTTTACCGAAGAAAAAGATTTGTCGTTCTTACCTCAAGGAATTGCCGGTATTGGAGCAGCATTTGTAGGACCAACAACAAAAGGTCCAGCAATGATTCCAACATCAGTAACTTCATATAGCGAGTTCGTTCAAATTTTCGGTGATACCAATCCAAATTTATACTTACCTTACGCAGCTAAGGAGTATTTAGCAAATTCAGGACAATTAACAGTTGTTCGTACTTTACATGATGATGGATATGAATTATCAAGTCCTTTAGCGTTAGTAGCTACTGGTTCATTTGGTTCTAGACATATTGCATTAATTCACCCTTCGCAAGTAGTTTCAGAGACTACTGCATTTTATAATGGTACTACTCCATTGTTTCAAGCATCAGCATTAACTTCAAATATCTCAGGATCGTTCGTAATTAACGTATCTGGTTCATATACAGTTGATACCGCTGCATTCCCTAACGCTGTAGGAAATGGATCTGCTATTTATAGCGCTTCATTAAATAGCTCAAATGCTAACTTTTTAACTAAAGTATTTAGCAAGACTGCTAACACAACTTCAACTCCAGGTTATTTGTATACAATGTTTACTAAAGCTGCATCAGCTTCATTAGCTGCTGACCCTGCTTGTACTATTTCTATTCAAACTGGATCATTTGATTTCACTGATGGTTATATGGAAGCTCAAACTCCATGGATCATTTCTCAAACAGTAGCAGCTGCTAATCAGAATTTATTCAAATTGCATACTATCGCTGATGGTATTCATTCAAATTACGAAACTAAAGTTGCTATTTCAAATATCAAACCTGCTGGAACAGTAGCTGGATCTGAATATGGTTCATTTACCGTAACAATTCGCGCCGTAGATCAAACTAAATTAAACGCAATTGGTTCTCCATATACAACTCAAGACTCAGATGTTCGTCCTAGTATATTAGAATCGTTTGATAACGTTAATTTAGATCCTAATTCTGCAAGATACATTGCAAGAGTAATTGGTGACCAATATATGACATTTACTTCAGGTAAAGTTATTGTATCTGGAGATTATCCAAGTAAATCTAAATATGTATATGTTGAAGTAGATGATAACGTAGCTAAAGGAGTTTATTCTCCAGAGTTAGTTCCTTTCGGATTTGCCGCTTTATTTAATCCATTACCTTCAGCTTTTGGAAATATACCTTCTGCTAGTTTTGCAACTGCTCAAACTATCAATGGTATTTACAACAAACGTAAGCATTTTGGATTTGAATATGATTTCGTAAACACAGATAACATCAATTACTTAAAACCACTTCCTGCAGCAAATGCAACGATTGGTTCAAATGCTAAATTCTTATTATCTAATTGTTTAGAAGATTCAACTTTAGGCAGTAATGCTATTGACTTAACGACAGCTACTTCAATTGACTCTCGTAAGTTTATCGTTCCTTTCCAAGGTGGATCAGACGGTATTCAATCTAACCGTAGAATTTTAGTAGGAGCTGATATCGTAGCTGCAAATACTCAAGGATATGATTTATCAAGTGCAACAGCTGCTGATTATTCAGTATACAAAAATGCAATTGATGCAGTATCTAATCCTGATGAGTTAGACATTAATATGATAGCTCTTCCAGGTGTTATTCAAGATGCTCACTCTGCAGTAATTGATTACGCTGCTAATATGTGTATTGACAGAGGTGATACTTTCTTAGTATTTGATTGTGTTGGCTTAACTGGAAATATTGCTGCTGCTACTTCAGCAGTTGAAGCTTTAGATAATAACTATGCTGCTACTTACTACCCTTGGGTGAAGATTGTAGACGCTAATATTAACAAACCAGTATGGGTACCACCAAGTGTGGTAATTCCAGGCGTGTTAGCTTTCAATGATAGAGTAGCTGCTGAATGGTATGCACCTGCAGGTTTAAATCGCGGTGGTTTATCAACAGTATTAGACGCTTATACTCGTTTAACTCACGCTGAAAGAGATGAGTTGTATGAAGGTCGCGTTAATCCTATTGCTACTTTCCCTGGTCAAGGTGTTTGTGTATGGGGTCAAAAGACTCTTCAAGCTAAACCTTCAGCATTAGATCGTATCAATGTTCGTCGTTTATTAATTGCTGTTAAGAAATACATTGCATCAGCTACTAAGTATTTAGTATTTGAAAACAATACAGCAGCAACTCGTAACCGTTTCTTAAATATCTGTAATCCTTATTTGGAATCAGTACAACAACGCCAAGGTTTATATAGCTTTAAAGTTGTAATGGATGAAACAAATAACACTCCAGATATTATCGATCGTAACATTATGTATGGTCAAATATTCTTGCAACCAGCTAAGACTGCTGAATTCATTATTATTGATTTCAACATCTTACCTACCGGTGCAGCATTTGCTCAATAATTAAAATTACAATAAAGATAAAGCCTCTAGAAATAGGGGCTTTTCTTTTGTTTTTAAGTATCATCATATTTATTAATATAAAAAAAACTGATGCCTAATATATAAATGGTATAGTTTTTACAAAAGAAAGATATTTATATTAAAGAAATACTAAACAAAAAAAACAATGGCTGAATTATTAGACCCAACCGAAATAATGTTTACCGCTTTTGAACCAAAAGTGGCTAACCGTTTTATCATGTACATTGAAGGTATCCCTGCTTATTTAATTAAAGCGACTAATCGTCCAGGTATTACTTTCGGTGATGTGGTATTAGATCATATCAACGTAGAAAGAAAATTAAAAGGAAAAGGACGTTGGAATGATGTATCAATTACTTTATACGATCCAGTAGTTCCTTCAGCTTCTCAAGCAGTAATGGAATGGGTTCGTTTATCTCATGAGTCTGTAACAGGTCGTGATGGTTATTCTGACTTTTACAAGAAAGACATTACTTTCAATGCTTTAGGGCCAGTAGGTGATAAAGTTGAAGAATGGACTTTAAAAGGTGCTTATATCGGAGACGCTAACTTTGGTGACTTTGATTGGGCTACTGAAGATGCTGTAAATATTCAATTAACATTGAAATACGATTACGCAATTTTGCAATTCTAATAATTTTAGTATCATCAATATATGTAAAGAGGCCATAGAAATATGGTCTTTTTTACTGTTTAGATATTTATATTAAATACAAATACAATGAAAACATCAGAATTTAGAAACTTAATCCGCGAAGAAGTTAAAAAAACTTTAAACGAAGGTGGAACTGGTATAGCTGAAAATATGTGGGTAAAAGAGTTAGTAGGTAAGAAAATTACAAAAGCATTTATTAAAACAAGTGGTCCAGATTTAATCATATGGTGTGAAGATGGGTCACAGTACACATTGAAAACTGTAGCAGGCTTGGTTAAGTGGGATAAATAACTACCTATAATAAAATTAAACGAAGGTACATTTGAAGGTAATTCAATCGCTGTTTATAATGCCTAAAACGGCAGAAGTCATGATATAATAAAATAAAATACAATGAATCCAAAAGAATTTAAAAGGTTGTTGAAAGAGTTTGCTCCTACTCAACAAATTACTGAAGCAGATATTCAGCCTACAGGACCTGATGGCGAAAAAATTACAGACCCAGTTATTATCAAAAATTTAAATCTAGCTATTAAGGCAGTTAATTCTGCTATTCGTCCTAAATTAATACAAATGATTGAAGATCCAGACGCAGCAAAGGCTTTGAAATCTACCGCTCAAAGAGCAGCGGTTATAGCTGCTATGGCAATTGCATTTGGAATTTCAGAAAAAGAATTTTCTCAAATCATTGTTAAGATCAAGACATTACTTAAGAAGTCAGATGACACTGTAAGTGAAGAATAATACAATTACATATTTATATTAAATAAAACCATTAGTTATGCCAACAGTTAACGATAACTATCCTAAAAAGGATAATGCAGAAATGTCGGATGCGCAGTTAAAAGAACTTGCCATTCAACAAATGCAACGCCAAGAGGTTAAAAACTCTGGATTCCCAACAGAAATGATTTCATTACCGTCTCAAGGTAAAGTATATCCTGAGACTAATCCTTTATCTTCAGGTAAGATAGAGATGAAATACATGACAGCTCGAGAAGAAGACATTCTTACTTCACAAAATTTAATTCGTCAAGGAATTGTATTAGAAAAACTAATGCAATCAATGATTGTATCTCCTATTAATTACAATGATTTAGTTATTGGAGATAAAAATGCTATTATGGTCGCTGCTCGTATTTTAGGATATGGTAAAGACTATTCAATTACTACGGAATGTCCAAAATGTGAACAAGAAAATAGCGTTAATGTCGACTTAACTCAGCTACCTGAAAAATCAATACCTGAAGATGCTATTATGATATCTCCAGGTGTATTTGAATTTACATTACCTCAATCAAAACGAGTAATACATTTCAAATTACTAAATACTGGATCGGATAAACAAATATCTAAAGAGTTAGATGCTGCTAAAAAAGCTAATAAATCATCCACTGCAGTTGATAGAGAATTAACTACTAGATTGAAAAATATCATAGTGTCAGTAGATGGTGAATCAGATAAAAAATTCATAAGCAATTTTGTCGACAATGAGTTATTTGCAATGGATTCTAGAGCGTTTAGAACGTATATGAAAGAAGTAGCGCCTGACACGACATTTGCTGTTAATTTTACATGTAGCAAATGTGACCACGAAGAGGAGGCGTTGGTATTTAATATTGATACTAGCTTTTTTTGGCCTCAATTCTAAACATAAACCTTTAATTCATAGTCAGTTATTTGACATGGTTTATCATGGTCATGGGTTTACTTGGACTGAATTATATAATATGCCCGTTTGGCTTCGTAAATTCTATTATAAAAAAATGGAAGAAGCTTTAAGTAAACAAAAAGAAGCTCATACAAAAGCTACTAAAAAAATACCTAAAC